TCTGGACTTACAGGTGGCTACTCAAATCTAAACGGTCAAAAATTTGGTGCATTAAGAACACCAGTTCAACTAATTCCACTGCCTGTTGATGGTTATATGCCTCTTGATACATGGATTCAAGAAAATGGAATTACAAATCATCAAATTGAATATCTTAACTTTACAATTAGTTGGGTTTCATAATGGCACTTCCACCAAATTATCAAGGCGAATATAACAATGGAGTATCCTATCCATTAGGAGCAATAGTTCTTACAGACGGAAACCCTTACGGATACGCTGGAGCATACTTTATTAGAATCACCAATGGCGGTAACCCAGGTTATGCACCTTTGTACTCAGATAACTGGGAACTATACAGCATGCCTAAGTCAATTGACGGTGCTGGATCAGTAACTGGTTCTGGCAGTATTGCTTAATCTTTATCCCAGTACGCCTTACCAAACTCATCATAGTCGTCCCAACCTGCACCATCTAGGTCATCTATCATTCCTTTAATATCAAGTTCGTAGTATGTGCCCCACCATGTATAAGGTTTATTAAGATACTTCCAGCATTTTGCGTGGTACTTAAACTTAAACCCTAAATTACTATCTAAAGACTCATCTAAATCAATAGCCTTAACTAAATGATTACCAGCATATTCACCAAGGAAATTACCTATCCATCGTAATGGAACAACCTTAGTCTTTTCAATCTTTGTTATGTTGTTCATCTTGTGGCACCCAAACTTTCTTTCCATTCTTGTATACAGGCCAATAGCCAAGGCTACGCCAATCCATTGTCATTATCTTAGGATCTTTTGGCATTTGTACACCAGACATGTCCATCACTCATGGTTTGATGTGTGTCCCAAAAGATTGGATCTTTAACAGAAATTCCACACTTAACGCATTCATTCTTTTTCATTTATTATTCCAAACTAACTTAAGAAACTTATTCCAAGATGGCTTGTCTGAGTCCAAGTATCTCCAATGTCTGTATGATTTAATATAAACAACTGAGTATGCAATAGCAGCAAATATAAAGCCATATTGTTTTGTTATTATGGCATAGTATATCCACATAGCCTCATTACAAGTAGCCCAAATCCATGCCCACATTTGTTTTCTACCAACAAAATATATTGCTGAAACTCCACTGAAGGCAAGCACCCATGAGCCATAGTTATTGATCAATTGTTCCATATATTTAGTATATCAGAGAAATGATTTTAGGTCAACTTTATTGACTTGCTTAGTAATTCTAAATATACTGAGTAGCATTCCTCTAGGTTTTTTTTATTAAAATACTCTTCTTTATACTCTTCAACTGTTTTACTGGACACAAGATAATTTACATCTGGAGTGTCTTTTTGTGCTGGATATTTTCTTATATTTTTTTTAAACCCTAACAGGCTACACACCAGTACTGTTAATTCTTGTGGATAAGAAATTAAATCTTTATAGTCAATAACTAAATTAGCATTTTCAATTAAAAAAGAATATGTATCTACATACTGACCTATAAAGATACCTGCATCTACAGTTCCATTATAGTGTTTTCTCATTACACTTCTTGAATGTATGCTTTCAAATGGATCCCTTGCAATACTTATTATAAAGTCATTGTCAGAATTATTTAAATCGTGATCAAACTCTACATAATTTCCAGAATAATTAAGTATAAGGTGCTGGAGATAATGAGATCCAGACCTAGGATAATTTAATATTCTATTCATTTAAAACTTAATTAAATCGTAATCTTTTTTGATAAAAGCCTATTGTAGTAAAAATAGCATGAATCAACATTGTAATAGTCTAAGTTTACTTTTCCGTATCCAGGGACATCTTTACTTGAAGAGATAAAATTTTTACTATCGTAACTAATAAGGTTGTTAGCAAAACTAACGTAGTTTTCTTTAGTTATTCCCATAAGATTTACAAGTTTATCTATTACTACTTCTGGTTGTTCAACAAGATCTTTGTAGTCTATAACATAATCAGCGTGATCATTTAAAAAACTATAAAGAAGTATATACTCTGATACCATTTCTCTAACATTTTCAGGATCTGTTCCAAAGTGTGCCTTTAAAGATATGTAAGAGTTAATACTATCTCTTGGATCTCTAACAATTGTGATTACTTTTCTTAGTTTGTCATTTTCTTTATTGAATATTCCATCTACAGTATGACATCTTTCCATGTGAAAATTAGTTTTTGCATAAAAAAGTTTGTCAAAATAGTGAGATGCACTTCTTGGGTATGTTATTAAAATAGGTTTAACTACGCTCATTTTATGATACCAATCCGACAGAGAGGTGGTCTAGGCATGTATCTGCAATTACAAACTCATCATGATCAACCACAACATCATAATGGGTTGCATCTTTGTCACAAAAGAAGCATTTATATTTTTTCATATATAAATTGTACCATTAAATAAAATCAAACCAGATTGGCATTATATATCTTGATCCATTTGCAGGCTTTACGCTGTACCAATAGTGAATATTTCCAGGGAACATAACAAGGTCTCCAGCCTTTGGCTTAAACGATATATCTTGATTAATAAAAGAAATATCTCCGCCATCATAGTCGTCATTTAGATATACCCATCCAGCCATATGATTTGAATCCTTAGAACCCATATCGTCTATGCGTATTTCTTGACTATTTTGATGCTTCCACTCAGCAAAACGAGAGTGCCTTGGCTTAACCTTAATGCCATACTCTTTTTCTAAAAAGGAATGAACTTCTGGTATGTATTTTTCTGGAAGATCAAGTGAGTCATAATAAACTAAAGATAGAGCGTCAGACTGAAGTGGTCTGTTATTGCTTGTCTCTGTTTTTCTTATTAACTCTACAATTTCTTTGCATTTCTCTTCAGAAATGTAGTTATTAAACACCTTAACATTGTTGACACTATTACCAATTTGATCAAAGTTTTTTTTAGTTAGTTCAGATATTTGCATATTGTTTTTATCCTCTTTACTTTCTTCTTGATTAAAATCTTTTACTAGTTTTAAAAGTTTGCTTATGTCTTCTTGATCAGTATGAATCATAAAATCATATACTCCATACTCACTTGATATTTTCCTTATTTGTTTCTTTACTTCTTCTATTGTTCCTTTAACATGATGATTCTGTCTTCTTTCTGGTGCATTTTTATCATATTTGACATTTTTTTCATCATCGGGATGACTAATAATCAGTGGATCAATAATAACTATTGGCTTTGGCCCTTTAATTTTTTTAAATTGATCTTTATATAATAGATTGTCATCAACATAAATATATTCTGTGTGTTTGTTTGCTATCTCAATTGTTGTATCTGAAGATCCAACTACAGCCAAATGTGTTTTGTGAATATGCTTTCTGGACATGTCTACAAACTTATCCATCCATACTGCGGATATAGCAACTCTTTTATCTAGTGTGTCGATTAGGCTTGGGTCGTGCATATAATGATCTATAACTATTTTCTCAGACTTGTCATTTCCTTCGTCTCCCCATCTTCCAGCAACAAGGTTTACTCCAATTCTTCCAGGGGCAAATTGATTTAAAGTATCAACAATCTTAGCAGCATAATCTGGACTTACACCGTAGGCTGGCAAAGCAATTGTCATAATTAGTTGATTTGTTTTTTGCAATGCTTCCTGTATAACTAAAGAAAAATCTATACCACCTGGACCATAAGGAAGCAATACAGACTTTACATTTGCACTGTCTAGTTCTTGTGCCATACCAAGAATTCCTTTAAGATCTAAATGCTCAGTGCTGTCATTTACTTGCCAATGTCTTCTCCACATCCAGTGAAAGGTTATAGGCTTGTTTGTGTTATCCATTTTTTATTACTCTTCCTTTTGTTTTAAACCAAGAACCTATCCAACCCTTTGCTACTTTAGTTCTTAGAAGTTCTCCAAATGTTTCGTGCGAAATATCTGATCCAAGATATTCCTGTCCAGTCTCAAGGTCAATCAACTTCCACTTACCAGGTGCTTTTGTATGTAATATTAGGTCAATGGGATAATAAAAATCATCTACTTCAGAACCATCCAGAAGTTTTCTTTTTTTGGCAGGTTCTTTTAGTGTGTCGTCTGTCATTATTTAATTATATCCTATAACACTGTAAACCAAATTGGCAGTGTATATCTTGTTCCAGAAAGTACTTCTTTTACTTCATGTGCATAGTGCATATTTCCAGGGAACATAATTAAATCACCAGTCTTAGGCTTAATAGTTACAGGGTGTGTAGCAAAACTTAACTCTCCACCTTCGTAGTCATCATTTAGATATACAAGTGTTGGAAGATGATTTTCTGCTACATATCCTAGATCATCTACATGCAGTGTTAGTTTAGTTCCCTTGTCCCATCTTGCAATATTAAGGTAGTTGTTAGGCCCAGCCATAGCCTTTATATTCTCATTACCAAACTTTTTAACAACTTCTTTTTTTACTCTGTTTTGAATATCATGGGCATCTACAATACATTCATAATTATGAATCCATGCCGTAGGGTTTCCATCATTATCTTTTTGAGAAACAAAACTATTTTTTCTTCTTTCGTCTATATGTGTTAAAAGATATGCAATTTCCTCTTCAGAAAGGAAATTTGGGATAATCTGTATATTATCTACAGAGTTTCCAATTCTTTCAAAAAACTCTATATACGATGGCTTTCTTTCTATATCTCTTGGGTCGTGACCCACTACCTGATTATTGACTATGTATGGCATATAATCATTATACCATTAACTTGAAGAGCATTTTAAGCATACAAAAGGCTCATCATTTTGCTTAAAGTATAGTTGATCACATTGGCTACAGGCTACCTTGTAAGAATCAATCTTCTTAGCATATAGGCTCCAAGAGGACTCAAACTTGTCCATGACTTACTTGCATGTCAAACAGTAGAATGGGACACGAAGGTTATCCCTGTGGGTGTAGATGGTTTGAGAACACTTGGCGCATCTTGCGTGGACCATAGGTCCTTCTTCTTTGACTGGTGTTTGAACGATTAATGTTTTTGTATAGTATACCTTTGTGGCATACCAAGTGATTAGTATTATAATTATTTCCATTAGTCTATTGTATCACATTAGGGTTTGTCATGTCATCATCCATAGCACCACAGTTAGAACAGGTTACTTGGCCATCAAGGTCTAGTTGATAGTCACATCCATATTTAGTACACATTGCATCGCTCATTAGTGAAAACTATCTCCACAAGCGCATGAGCCTTGTGCATTAGGGTTGTCTATTGTAAAGCCTTGCTTTTCTATGGTGTCAACAAAATCTAAACTTGAACCTTGCAGGTATGGATCTGACAATCTATCTAATCTAAGATCAAAGCCTTCAAACTTATATATCACATCGCCTTCTTTTTCTTCATAGTCAAAGTAGGTTTGGTATCTAAGTCCAGAGCACCCTCCAGGGGAGACGGATATACGCAGGAACTGTGGTCGCCCAGGTGTTGATATCTGAGACTCTATAATTAGTTCGGCAACTTTTTTGATTGCTTCATCACTTAGTATCATATATCAATAATACCACACTGTGATATACTTATCAACATGAACCCAGTTAAGGTGTTAAAAAACTGTATAAGCGAACAAGATGCTAATTTTATAATTGATTATATTAATACTAATTTAGATTCTTTTGGTTCTGGACCATTCAAACTCAGGTTTATAAAAAAGTTTGGAACTGAAAATTCTAACAAAAAAATGTTGTCTAGGGTTATTAGAGACATAGATGAAATAGAGAGTAGTGTAAAAAATATTATAAATCTTTCTATAAATTCTATAAGGGATGAGTTTGAAGAAAATAAAGACCTTTATCTTGCAACATTGTGGATAACAAAGCAGATATCTGGGGCTAAAATAAAAGCACACAGAGACACAGATAATGATGAAATAGATCATTATGCATACAGTGCCATACTGTATTTAAACACCCCAACCCAGTCAAGTCCTCTTGAGTTTCCATACCTTAAGTTAGAAATTATGCCAGAACTTGGCGATTTAGTTTTATTTAAGTCGGCAGAATTTGAATCTTTTCATGAAGTAAAGCATATAGGCGAAGATAGATATTCAATCCCTATGTGGTTTACTACAGATAAAAATTATGAATTAAAGTTCGCCGAAAAATAGTTTTTAAAGTTCGGCGCAAAATAGAGTTAGTAAACCTCCCTATGCCCTACACGGGCACTATTGGTGAGTAGCCTTCATATGCCTAGCAAGGGAGTCGTGTCCAAAAACACCCCATCTTAGATCCCATTCCTTCTTACAAATCGGACAGACTATTATCCTCATCACTCTCCCAAATCATTAGACATTTTGTACAGGTAATGCCATGCTCTCTCATGTACCAAGTATGATCACATTTCTTCATTTGCCCATTTCCTCAAATTACATAACCCATGTGCTGGTCTGACATTTTCCAATGTATCTGAGCCACCCTTTGCAATAGGAACAAGATGATCAATATGCAAACCCTGCTCCCATCCCTTGACCCCACATTTTCGGGGAGCCATAAAGTCAATCTCTAATCCACATAAGTAGCAATCAATCCCATAGATAGATATAACCTGGAGTTCATTATAGTCGTTCGTAATCTTTGCTCTGCGCCTTCTATTCTTAGATCGTTCCCTATCTCTTACCTTATCAAGGTTTGAGGCACGATACTTGGCTGTCACATGGGCACGATTATTCTTGGCATATCGTAATCTATTGTAGACACTTGCTGCAGCCAAACACTCAACACATGGTTTAGTGTTGTGGTTATGATGTTTTCGATAGCCAGCGTATGTGCCACAGTTGGAGTACATTAATCATTCATCTCGATAACACCCTTAGTATCAAGGCAAAGACGGCATATCTCAAAGAACATTGTGCCAGAGGAATCTATCCTGTAATCGTAATCACATTCATGTGGTGTGTTTCTCATCTCATTGAACCTTTTCCAAGGGTCCTTCATAAACTCATCAATATCCACCTAAGCACTCATTTCTTGTATGATAAAGTCTAATCTTTGTCAATATTTTGCGGGACGGACCAAGAAGGTCTTCCTTACAGGTAGAACAACGATAAGACCATTCCCCAGTAAAGAAGTCATGGACATAGCCTTTGGCGTTGGCATATTTCTTGGATACAAAGGTTTGGAATGGATCAGGGATTTCCATATTGATCATATAGATTCAATAGTGGTTAGACAAACCACCTTCGTAATGTTCATCTTAGGTTCTTCTGCTTGTGCCATTGCTCTGGCTTCTTTTTCAGTTGAGGCAAAGATATCAAGATCAAATGCCGTAGCGTAATCTAGTAGAGATACTCTGAATATGTGCATAATCTAAGTATAGCGGGTCCAGGATTGATTGTCAAGTATAATATATCTATGACCCTACTATACATACTCTACAGCCCCATACACAAGGCTATTAAGATAGGCATCTCAGATGTGTCTGGTAGAAGGTTTGCAAGCCATAGGACCAAGGGTTGGATATTAATTAAGTATTGGTGGTTTTCCGAACGGGATCAAGCAAGATACATAGAATCCCTAGTAGTACAAACCCTTACTTCCAAGTATGGACATTTTCTGGATAAGGCAGATATGCCACAAGGGGGATATACGGAGACATTTGATGCGTCGAAAATAACTCGAAGAGGTTTGATCCGTATGGTCAATAGGGCGATAAAGGATGTATCGTAATCTTTATTTACCGTGGTTTTTTAGAGTTATCCACAGGTTAGTCTTTAAATGATTCGTAGATAGCCATCAAAACCATTATTCCAGATAGCCCTAACATAGCATAAATCCAGTAAATGTATAGAATCCATAGGTCCATTGGGTGATGATATCATGGTTTTCAACATAGTTATCCACAAGTTATCCACAGATTAATCTTACTGATAATATATTTAGACATTCTAGAAGTGGAGCATTGTGGAGGATAGTGGAGTAGGGAGCGCTTTTAAAGAGGCGTTCGTAATCTTTTTTGGGGGAGCGGGGCCCTATCACAAAACCTTCATATTGTCAAACCTTCAAACCTTATATCCTCGCAGCGGATGATATCACAGATATAATGGTTTGTCAAGTCCTTCTCTGCCTTAAAACCCCATAAAAAAATCTCCCAAAACCAGGGAGAAATTGTCGATAATCGTAATGTTTTTTTAACAAACCTTTATAGAATTTAAAGAAACCAGGACATAATGGTTTGTTATTCTATAGGGGTTATTTGTTATAGGGTTTGGTCTTGATCCCCTGGGATTTCGCCTGGGGCGAAGCGGCCTGTGGCCTGCTCAAGTTCTTTAGCCTGCAAAAAATCGGGGGTAAAAGTAAAGAAAGGTGACAAACCTATAGCATGTGTAACAGTAACAAAGGTATTCCACATAGAGTCAGAGAAAGCCCTATATCCTTTTGGATCTCTTTTAGCATATTCTGCAAAATGATGTCTTGGACTCATAATATAATTATAACATGGTTTGACAAACCTTACAAACTATGGTATAAGTTCAGCAGGGGGAAAGTTTTAGAGGTTCGTAATGTCCTGGTTTGGGGATATAAAGGTTTGGATCGTAATGTTCTGCTGGGGGAAAGTTTTGGAGGTTCGTAATGTCTCAATATAAGGTTTGTGGTTTGACAAATTCAAAAAGATATGCACGTGCCCTTTCGGGCCAACGGCTAGTCGTCGTCGAGTAGTTCCTCAATACTATCAAACCCTGTATCCTGAACACTCAAACCTTCAATAAATAAATCCCAGGTTTCGTTTATGTATTGCTCTAGTGTTGGTGTGTGATTGATTATGCCTTCCGCAAATGCGAAGGCAAGTGGCAAACCTAAATCATTATAAATAAAGAAATCAATCCACTCATCCTCTGCTTTATAATTAATCCACAGTTGCCCAAGGATTAGTGCCTTCTTCTCAAAAGTTGTTGTGGGCATAATTTGTACCTTCCTTAGTTTCTTTCGCTGACTCTGCTATTACCTGTAAACGATTATACACTACATACGGCTGAGATTTTGCTATGTATTCCCCGACCAATTCCAAATCCACTCGCAGGTCAGAAATAGTATTGCCGAGTTTATTGGCAACTTTTTCCTCATCTGTAATTCGTCTGCTTATACGCATAGTTCTCCCTTGTATCCATTGTATCAAAAAGTGGGGGAAAGAGCAAGCCCCACGCCTGCCCCTTCCACCCTATTAATCTAGGTGACCCAATACCTAGACCATCACAGGGCAATAAGCACCCATAAATTTATCAAAGGGCACAGAGACTCTGTCAGTAACAGTATTAGTAGTAAAGTCGATGAGCACTGTAGGGTCCCCTAGGTCCAGGCCATCGTTATCAATTGCGAAGATACCAAACCCTGTTTCTTCCAGGATTGAATCTTGCATAAGATAACTAATGATCATCCTGGTACCATATGCAGAATCATTTAGCCGTGGCTTAGCATGCTGCAGGGCCATTGCGAGGTCCCGCTGCCATTCAGTCTCACCCCAATGGCTATAGAGTACTACCATAGGGCCCTGCTCACTGTCTTTAAATACAAAGTTGATCCGTGCTCCCATTAGTCTTGCTCCTCATCTAAGTCGCCTTCAAAGTCAATTACTACCTTGACTACTCGTCCTTCATCGTTGAACTTAGCCCATACAGGGTATAGACCATCGCCCCAGCCTGTTGAAAAAGCAACCGCTTGATTTGAACCTAGCACCATAGTGCCAGTGTTTTCTAATGTAGTAGCACTAGCGCCTTGATAGGAGTATTGTCCTACCTTGCCCTCTAGTTTCCACTCCTCGCCTTCATTTGTTTTCCATTGGTCTAGATAGCAAGGGTCGCCTACCATTGCTTGGCCACTATCAACTGCGAAAGAGCCAATGTATTCTAGTCCGTCAATTTCTACTTTGTTACTCATTTTATCTCCTTTGGGTCGTTTATACAATTATCTCATTTTTTCTAGATTTTGTCAAATGTGCGGTATTCTGGCACATGGTCACTATCTAGATAGCCTTTATGGATGTCGCACTTTGCAACGGCATCTAGGTCAGCCTCACCCATATAGTTACACTCGCTGCAAATCTCTCCACAATCGCTTTCGCAGTATTCCATTGAGTTGTAGGCATCACAATCACGACATTGGGACTCATATGTCATTTCATTAACAAACTTACCAGCCATGATTAGACAGTCCCCACCCCAGCCTGTTTCTTCTTGATATGTTAAAGTAAATACTAACTCAGGATACTGAGATGATAGGTTTAGGATTGCCTCAGTCGCAGGGGACCAAGCAGTATTAAACTGATACATAACTGAGTCTGCATCAGTCATGTCAAGACTTGTCTCTCTATACTGTTCATCATCAGACATAGCCACATCCCACTTAGTACCCCAGTTACGAACATTCCAGTCGTACCAGTTGTTACCCATGAATGTTATGTCAGGAACGCTAGGGTCTTTTTGTAACTTATAGGTTTCTAGGTCAGTTGGTTTAACTATATTCCAAAATGCAAAGACAGGATTGCTATACACATAATCCTTAAATACCATTTGACCTGTTTCCATATCCCAGTTCTCATGCTGGACAGTAAATGGAGAGTTAAGTTGATTAACTAAATCAGTTAACTGCTTAGGGTCTGCTTCGATTGCTTCTATTTCTAATGAGTTATATACCCAATTTGGCATGTTAGGTTTTCTTTCTGCTAGGTCTTTAATATAATTCTACAGGAAGGTTAGTAATTTGTCAAGTTACCCTCTACTCTTTATCCTGTCACTAATAGCAAATGATAAAGCATATGTTAGATTATATACTTCTACAAAAGCGTCAAGCCTTCCCTCTGCTCTTGTTCTGTCCATAGAAAGCATTGCGTCAGAGTAGCCACCCTCACGCTCTTCCTTTTCAATCTCAAGGTATTCAGTCTCAGCCTCAAGCATTAGGTTCTTAAGTTCACCATGAAGAATATCAGTTCCTGATACTCCCATGCTAACTGCTAATTGTAGTCTTGGGTCTAGTTGTGTTGTGTCCATAGTTATATTGTATCCTCTACCACTGACAAGAAATGGCGGGTAGCAATAAGTTCACCTGTATTATGCATGTCCTCAATCTCTAGGTCACGATACTCATCTGTATCATAGTCACCCTCAAATGTGTCCATGAGTTTTTGTATTTTATCAGCGTCTTGCAAGAGACTAATCTCGTGCAGGCGTATATATTCTTTGAATGTATTTAGGTCCATATATTAATTATAGGGGTTTGTGTTGATTTTGACAACTGTACGGGGTGTGACCTTCGTCACATCTGCAAGGATAGGCCCCCAAGCATCTTCATAACCAATGTAAGCCATCTTGCGTCCACAGGGGCAGGTCATATCTACAGATCCATTAGGGAATCCATACTCATTCCTGGCGGTAAACTCAAGAAGAGCGTCACACTCATCAGGGTCACAAACAAATGTATACTTACTCCACATTAGTCAAAGTACCCTTCTGCCCATAAACCATCAAGGAATGATTGAGCCTTTTCTAAACCATCTACTACTTCAGAAGAGAGTCTACCTGATTTGATAGCATCTTCCATAGCATCTGTCATTACTGCAATATCTGTTTCTGTATAGCCTAGCATAGTTCCTCCCAATACTTTACAATGGTTTCTAGGGTTATGTGTAGGTGGCAGTCACAATCTTCTCCACCCATGTTTTCATGAAACTCAAAATGATTTAAGTTTTCATCATAGATATGGTCAACTAGTTCTTGTACTCTTAGGGTTTGGGTCATACATATTCTTTTTCATAGGCAGGTAGTGAGGTTACTACTAATTCTAGCATTTCGTCAGGGTGTCTGTCAAGTACCCAGTTAAGGGCTTCTCCAGCAGTCTTAAAGTCAGAGGCGGTAGTGCTCTCCCCATAACCTTGAATGGTTGCTTCCCAGCAGTCAACGCCACCAGGAGAGCAGGAGTAGTTCATTTCATATATTGCAACTTGTTGGGTCATGTATTAATTATCGCATAATCTAGGGGAAATGTCAACTCTATCGTAAAGATTTTTTGGTTTGACATTTTGGGGAAAAGGTTTGATGATCGTAAAGTTTATTTTATTTGACATTTTTATGTCCGATATGTCTAGTTTGTGCCCACGTGCGATTTTTTATGCAAAGCAATGCATATTTATTTATTGCGATTCCAACGGGACTTGAACCCGTAGCCTCTACCGTGACAGGGTAGCGATCTAACCAATTGATCTATGGAACCAAGCGAGCAGTTTTAATTCTTGCTCAGGAACTTTTTTAGTTATGCAATCTGCAAAACATTTTGCACAACTTTTAGCAAACGATTTTTTTCTGCGTTGATAGCAGGGTCAAATCCCGATGCTGATGCTAGAATGGATTCGTTAGAACCACCACGAGCAGAACGGTACCAGTCAAGGCGTTCAGTAAGTGCATTGAAAGCACCCCACGCATTACCAGCAATCATACCATTAAACTCGCCTGTATAGATGTCGTTAATTGTATCTACCTTGTTTTCCCATTTCTTGAAAGCACCCTTAGCATCTGCCTCTGGCTTAGGATAAGCAGCAAGAATGATTTTGTTAAAGTCAATGGCGGTGATTTCTTTTTCAATCATAGCCTTAGCCATGAGGTCAAAAGAGTCCATGTACTTATGAGCAAGACCAAGAGTCTCACGAGCAACGGCAACCTTACCACTAGCGGTTTGTGTGTGGCGTATCTTGAATGATTGCTTAACACCGTTTTTCTTTTTTGTTGTGTTAAGTGCAAGATTGAGAGTATTAGCGCACACAACACGAACAGGTGTGATGCTTGCTTGAATAGCGATTGAGCCGTCATGTGATGTGTTAATAAGTAAATAAGTCTTTACCTTATCTGCAACACCGTTAGGGTCTAGAATAGTTTCACGCTCTAGTGCTAACGCACCAAATACGACACGACCGCCCTTGATTGAGCCAGCAGTTTCCCAACGACCTCCGCCGTCTAGAATGTTATCACCAAATGAGAATAAGTCCTCATTCTGCATAACATGATAACGCTCACCAACGACACCAAGAATGTCGGTCTGAGAATTATCTGTAGGGTTAGTACGCAAAACATACTGATAGTTTTTATCGCTTGTGAGATGTGTAGGGGTTTCCAAATCCTCAAGACGAACATTCCAATTATCAAGACTTGCTAATGAAAGCATTTCTGATGTTGTTTTTTCATCTGTGAATACGGTACCCAATCCATGCCAAGCGGGTTCACGAAATGATGCGAATGAAGCCTTACCATTTTGTGTTTCGATTTCATGTGCCATGAGTTTATTTCCTTTTCTGTTGTTGTTAATCTAAGTATACATGGTGGGACTGACAAAGTCAAATCGTATAAGTAAACATGGTGCAATTCGGGCATTTCGTAACTGTGTCGTAATTCACAATGTGATCTTCGCCATGTGGATAACCTGTGGATAAACCCCACGTGCAAATTTTATAAAGAAAAGAAAGCAGTTTTAAAACATGCTTAGGTTTATTAGTAGCCCCCTACTAAATATCTATTCTATCAATTGAAGATGATAACCAAGAAATATTATCTGAGTTATATTGAACGGTATCAAAATCAATATCGTGAATTGCATTCTGTGCATCCTCTTCAGTGCGAGCATTAACAGTAACAGAATACATAACTGTAACTTCAACTTCGAATTCTTTTGTTAATTCAAAGCCCATAATTTCTGCAATTGTTTCTGCATCACTTTCATCAATGGTTCCGTGCTCCAGGGCTTCAAGGGTCCACTCTTGCATTGCCTCAACCATACGATTCTTATCTGCAGAATCTGCATATGAGCGCTGAGTTACTTTTTGAATGTGCTCTTCAAGTTGCTGAATGCGTTCTTTATTTTGTACAAGAGTAGTTTCTAAAAACTCTCGTGTCATGTAGTGATTATCTGTTGTTGTTACTTGGTCCATGGGGGCCTCTTTCTGTTAGTTGGTTTAAATTAATTATACTGGGTACCACTGACAATTGTCAAGGCCCCTTGCGGGGAGCAGTTTTGATACTTACTCAGGTAGTTACACTTCTTACAGTTGGTGTGAACTGGCTCTATAGTATTTCTATTATCGCCCTAATCAGCCTGGCGAAGGATCCCCAGGGGACGCTTGCTATAAATAGCGTGGAACACAGGGGATAATGAGTGGGGCTTTTACACCCCACCCAATTATCTAATTAGAGATAACGAGCAACCGCATTGTATGTGGAAGTATTTACAACTTCCTCGTCCGTCATCTTTAGGATACGGATTGCGTTTGTGATTTCCTCTTTCTGCTCACGATAAGTGTGAGTATGAATTACCTCGAAGTTCTTTTCAGGTTCAGCAGGGAAAGTTCCCTCTTTTGTGATGATGTCGAAATCAACATTAAGAGTGTTGTTCCAAGAACGATAGTTAGTGCGAAGGTTCTCAGCCTTTGAGAAGTTGGCAATAGCCCACTCACCAATTTGCTTTTTCCAAGCCTCATAAGCAACTGTGTGCTTGCGTTCGTTTTCACCTTGTGTTGCGTAGTCCATCTCTAGTTTTGCTAGTGATGCTTCTAGTCCTGCGATTACTCGTTGAGTAGGGATTTTTACTGAGATTGCTTTGCCTCTTGCCATTTGTTTTTCTCTTTTCTTTTGTGGGTTATTTATAGTATAGGGGGTGGGTCTGACATTTCCCCCGAAGGGGGGAGAGTTCTTACTTACGACATTGGACTAGATACTCTCCTAAACTGTCCCTGTTTCGTTATTTTATTTTACTTCGCTGTCCAAGTTGTATAACGGGTTGTGCCATTTACATCTAACTTGACACGAACATTACCATTTGCCTGTGGTGTAATTTCCTGAATTACTCCGCTGACCTTTGACTTCTGTGTTGTGAAGGTATCGCCTACCTTGTAAGTTGCTGTTGCTACTGCCATTTTGTTTCTCTTTTCTGTTTAGGGGTTGTTATTTGGTTATACCTAAGTATAACATTTTGTAGAAATAAATGTCAAATCCATTTCCAACATTTCTCACATTGTGAGATTATTTGCTTGTCTTGACCATAGCCAAGCGGCGTGAGCCATTTGCTAAGACTAAGGAAACTCTAGTAACCTTATTAGACATTGACTCAAAACCTGCGATACGACCTGTAACGCCTGTCTTGCTTGTTGTGAATAAATCACCAATTTGGTAAGTGTATCCGTGAAGTGTCATTTGGGTCTTGCCTTTCTCTGTGGGGGGAATTGCTTATAGTATAATTCTAGCAGAAAAATGTCAGAAATGCCAATTCTGGGGGGGTTCTGGGGTGTGTTCTTAAACACATCTTAAAGGCGTGTCGCAACTTGACAAATTAGATTTTGCGGACGTGGATCCCCTGCAATTTTTATTGGTGAAAAAATAAAAGTACTATGCACCAAATTAAAAATATTATTTGCAGGGAATTCATTCATCTCATTTCTTAGTAGCAGAAAAAACTATGTCTGCTTTAGAGTATACACACAATCCGCAAGAAACGCAAGCGCTACCAGTAGTTGAAATAAGTGGAATTGCTTTTAGATTTTCAGGACATTTTGCACCAGGCTTACCAATCATTTCTTTCATATCTGCTTGGCCGATAGCAAAGTTTTTAGCAAGGTATGCTAAACGAACACCTTGATTAATTTTTAGATCAACACCAGTTTTTACATTCTCACTATCAGTGCTAAAGTAAAGAGACAGGTTGTCAATATCTTTTAGGATGAGCGCTGCAGACTTTACACGAGTGTATACCCAGAATTGAATATCAGGATTAAGTTTGATTACATCGGACCAGGCAGTGGTATAAGTATCGTTAAAGAAATCTCCGTCCCAATGAATACGGAATAACATCGGTGCGTCTTTCTTGATACAGTCTGCCTTGAAATCAGAAATCATTTCACTAATTAAATTAAGCATAGTTAAATAGTCTGCGTCTTTTAGCAGGGACCAATTGTGTAGCAGGTTAACTTTTACTGAGGGGAAGATCTTTTCAAGTTTTCCTGCGTAGCATACGCTTTCACATACACTAGTGGCACCAGGGCACGAGTAAGCCTTTCCAGCAGGCAGACCGAAAGTGTTTGCAATTGCGGCTTGCTTTCCATTTTTTGTGACAAGGTTAGCCACCTTTCTATCATTAGAGCGTTTTAGTTTAAGTGTATTAGTAGTCAAGGCCTAGACTCATTTCTAGAGCAATGTCTTCATTATAGGTTGCGGACATTTCTTCTAGCAGGCAATGAGTGCACTTATCTTCAAATTCATCAACCGCATTTTCACGGCAAGAGGGACAGGTTGTTGCGTAGTATTCATCATAGAATTCATCTGCGATATTTCCCATAGGGGCTATTCTCCTTTTTGTTGTTTGTTTAATTGTAGCAGTTCGGACTGACATTTTTTACGGTTGTATTTCTTTTTATTGGGCACGGCAGAGGCAGCGTTGCTACGGCGTAATTCCATAAGCCTGCGTAATTCCTCTGAGTTTTTTTTCATACTTAATCTTAGCATACAGGGGCAAAAAATGTCAAATCTTAAAATGTGATAAATCTCACAAGGGCGCCACGTGCATTTTTGTGCGGGGAAGCACACAAAAATACTTTTTATTTTTCTTCTTGAATAAAAACATACAACGGAATTAAATCAGTATAACTATACTGTGTAAATTCTGTTTCACCAAATTCGTTTTCGGTTTGTATGTCATAGTTATCTCCTGTTGAATCACTTTCAATAAAAATAACTTCAACAATGTCTTCATTTACTTTAATTAAATCACCAAGCATTAATTGGTCGGGTGTTAAGTTATCTGCGTGGATCAGTTCCATGCTTATCATTGTATCAGACATTTTATTCCTCATCTGCTGGGTCAATAAACCAAGATAGGTGGTGCTGGTCTACAATTGCTCGTGCTGGTGCGTGACTCATTCCCTTATAGAATACGCCTTCAGGCATAGCAATAAATCTTTCATAGTCCTCATCATAGTATGCGTCAATTGCTTCAATACAAGGTTGAACCATAGAAAGTGGAACGGGTGGGTAGTGATTACCTTGTAAGTGATACGCTAACTGCGTTTCTAAATCTAATACGCTATCTGCTAATCCAATTGCTGTAACTGATCCCATTATTATTTCTCCTCAATTTCTGCGACATAGGTTTCTAAATCTTCGGTTTTCCAATCGAACCAACGGACGGCATCTTCTTCACTATCAGCCTCGATAGTTATGAAAGTAGTAAATTCGTATAGTGGCATTACTTAGTCACAACCCTTCTGCCTTCACGATAGAAAGTGCGAGTGTGTAACTTTCCACTAG